TTCCTAATGGAGCGTTTTTAACTGCTGACCAAGGCGACATTACAGGTTTAACAGTATTCTACGACGGGTAGGAGGTTAGATGGCTAACACTACTTCAAGGTCTTATACTTTTGATAAGAACTTAGGCATAGACGAAATTATTGAAGATGCATATGAAAGAATTGGTATGCAAGGTGTTTCTGGCTATCAATTAAAAACTGCAAAAAGATCTTTAAACGTTTTATTTTCTGAATGGGGTAATAGAGGACTTCATTTTTGGGAAGTAAAAAATCAAAACGTTACTTTAGTAGATGGTCAAGCTACTTACAATTTTTATAGATCATCAAGTGATGGAACGTCTGATGGAGTTAGCACAACCCTTAGTGCAGGAATAAATGCAACAGCTACAACTATTGCGGTAACTTCTACAACTGGTTTTGCTACTTCAGGAACAATTTTAATTGGTACAGAAGAAATTACATATACAGCTATTTCAGGTTCAAATTTAACCGACTGTGTTAGAGGAGTTAATGGTACAACTGCAGCTACTCACAGCACAGATGATGCTGTTGCTCAATCTCCAAGAGGAATGACAGACATCCAAGAAGCTAATTACAGAGTAAAATCTACTTTTGTAGATACACCAATGACCAAAATTAGTAGATCTCAATACCAAGCTTTTTCTAACAAAACAGATAAAGGTTTGCCAACTCAATATTGGGTACAAAGATTTATTGATAGAGTTAGTTTAACTCTATACTTAACACCGGGAGCAGCTCATGATGGAAATTATATTAATTTTTATTACACAAAAAGAATTGATGATGTAGGTGCATATACAAATGCTAGTGATGTTCCATACAGATTTATTCCTTGTATGATTACAGGACTTGCATTTTATTTATCTCAAAAATATGCACCACAAAGAACTCAAGAATTAAAAATGTTGTATGAAGATGAATTATTAAGAGCAGAAGATGAAGATGGTTCTTCTAATTCAACTTATATAGCACCTAAAATATATTACCCTGGTGTTGCGTAATGAGCAGTTTTTCACAAGGTAAATACGCTCTTGCAATATCAGATCGTTCCGGTCTAGCCTTTCCATATAATGAAATGGTAAGAGAATGGAATGGAGCCCTGGTTCATGTTTCAGAATTTGAGCCTAAACAACCACAGCTACAACCAAAACCAACTAATGCAGATCCACAAGCTTTACAAAGAGCTAGGCCTGCAAGAACAGAATTTCCAACTGAAGATTTTTTACCAGAAAACCCTTTAGTAACTGCATCTAATACTACTTTAAAAATTAATTTTCCAAATGGAGATTTACAAGTAAACGATCAGATTAGATTACGTAATATTAAATCACCTGTTGGTGGAGTTGCACTTTCTACATTGCAATTATCTACAACTTTAAATGGAGATATTACAGCTACCGCAGACTCAATTGTTTTAACAGATGGGTCACAATTTCCAACGAGTGGTTTTATTGTTATTGAAAAAGTAAATACTGATGGTTCTTTTGTAAACGAAACTATTGAGTACACAGGAAGATCTTCAAATACTTTAACTGGTTGTGTAAGAGGCACTTCTGCTCCTTACAGAGGAGTTACATTTGAAAACACTACAGCTGGCACACATGCAAATGGAGCAAAAGTTTTTGGATCTTATAAAGTAGTTTCTTTAAATACAACACAAGTGCTTGGAACAGGACAACCTCAATACAGCACTCAATTTGATGGATTAAATGTAACATTAATTACTGCTGCTAGCAGTACAGAAACAGGAGGCGGTTTTCAGTGTACAATTGGACCTGTTAATGATAGAGCTTAATTATGGCCGGATATACTTACGCAAATTTAACGACAGATATTAGAAACTACACAGAAGTTAGTTCTGATGTGCTTACAGCGGCTGTTATAAATAGATTTATTGAAAATGCAGAATTTAGAATTAATCAAGAACTTCCTATGGATGCTGATCGATTTGTTCAAGAAGGAAATTTAGTTATAAATAAAAATACTATTAACTCTCCAGCTGGAGCTTTATTTATTAGAGGGGTAGAAGTATTTGATTCTACTACAAGCACAGAAGATGAGGGAAAATGGTTAGAGAAAAAAGATCAAACATATTTATCAGAATATGTAGACAGATTAACTGGTCCAGAAGGAGACTTAACTAGTCAACCAGTAACCGGTTTTCCTAAATATTACGCTATGTTTGGCGGAGCTACAGGAACTACAGATAGCACTTCAGGAGGCCTTTACATAGCGCCTACACCTGCTGCTAATTATAAATTTAGAATATATTATAATAAAATGCCAGGTGGATTAGAAACCAATACTTCAGGTACATACCTAAGTAACTACTTCCCACAGGGCCTATTATATGCCTGCCTAGTAGAGGCTTATGGATATTTAAAAGGTCCAACAGACATGTTGACATTGTACGAAACAAAGTATAAAAATGCTATACAACAGTTTGCAGGTATGCAACTGGGTAGAAGAAGACGAGACGACTATACTGACGGAACAGTTAGAATACCAGTTAAGTCCCCTTCACCGTAAACAAGGAGTAAAATATTATGGCAATATCATCGGCAATATGCAACACCTTCAAACAAGAGTTGTTACAAGGAGGACATAATTTTAATACGTCCGGCTCAACACCTGCAGGAAATGCATTTAAATTAGCACTATACACAAGTTCAGCAAATATGGATGCTACAACAACTGTGTATTCAACTTCAAACGAAACTTCAAATGATTCTGGATCAGCTTATTCTCCTGGTGGAAAAGCATTGGTGAACAATGGTGTAACAGGAAGCTCATCAGCAACTACAGCTTATGTTGACTTTGCAGATTTATCGGGTGGAACTGCTTGGACTTCAGCTACTTTTTCAACAGCTGGATGTTTAATTTATAACACAACTGCACTGTCTGGTTTTACAACTAATCGAGCAGTCTGTGTAGTTTCTTTCGGTGGAACTAAATCAGTTTCAGCAGGAACATTTACAATTGAATTCCCAACAGCTAGTACAAGCGCAGCTATTATAAGAGTTTCATAAGGAGTAAGTCCTTATGGCTGACAAAACAATTACAGTCACAGTAGGAAGCGGCACACAATATATCGTTGGCGGAACGGGTAACGTTTATTATTTTGACGGTTCCCAACCAACAAGTAATAAAGTCGATTGGGTTGTTGATGGTACAATAAGATTAATTCAATCTGATTCTAGTAATGATAACCATCCGCTTTACATTACAACTAGTTCCAGCACTACTTTATCAACAGGTCAAGCAGCAGTGCAGACCTCAAACATATCTTATTATTTAGATGGTGCTTCTAATCAAGCTAGTTATTATAATACCACCACTTTTAACGCTGCTTCAGTTCGATACGTAGAATTTAAATTACCTACAACTCAAAGTTATTGGTCATGTTGGATTCACGGAATTGGTATGGGTGGTTTTTGGAACGACACTACTACAACATGGGGTGCTTTAAATTGGAGTGATGGTGAATGGGGTGAACAAGGTGATGCAACTGTTGCTATATCAAGCAGTTTTAATTTAACAACAGCTCTTAATGCAGCAGATGTTGCAGCAAACCCTTCTCCAGGTTGGGGTACAGAAGCATGGGGAGAAAACGGTTGGGGTAATGTTTTAGGTGGTACAGAAACTTTACCAACGTTTACAACTCTAAGCACTGCTTTAGGTACTTTAACTACAGCTGTTGAAACTCCAGTAGTTATAACAGACAGCTTTAATATAACTAGTGCTGTTGGAACAATAGACACTAAATTTGATTTTAATTTAACTCTTACTGAAAGTTTATTAGTTTCTACCGCTCAAGGAACGTTAGATGTAAATGATGGATCAGATCAAGATGTTGGTTTAGAAAGCTTTAGTTTAACGACAAATGTAGGTGCAATTGCTCCAAGTGACGTTGTAGGATTATCGTTGGATGAGGGCTTAACTACAAGAGTTGGCAATTTATTAGATGAAACAAGAACAGACGTACCTATAACGTCCCCTGGTTCTTTAAGCACAACTTTAGGCACTTTAACAGTGCCATCTATGGCTGTAGGTATTACAGATAGCTTTAATTTAACAGGCACAGTAGGGTCTATAAGTCCTATAGAACAGACCGTTGGATTAACTGGGCTTGAATTAACAACTGTTGTGGACGCTACACAATTAGCAACTACTGGATATACAGATGTTGACATAACTGGAAATACATCTTATACAGACATTAAGCATGTAAATCAGGCGTAGGAGAAATTATGGCATCAACATATAACTACTTAGGTATAGAACTTATGGCTACTGGCGAAAACGCTGGTACATGGGGAACAAAAACTAATACAAATTTAAACATTATTCAACAAGCAGCGTCAGGATATCACTCACAATCAATAGCTGGTGGTGCTCAAACAACTGCTTTATTAATTACAGATGGAGACTCTACTTCTACAACAGATAGTTTAACTAATGCTGCTAGAAATTTTGTCGTAGAATTAACAGGAACTATTTCAGGTAATCAAATAGTCACTATTCCAAATGGAGTAGAAAAATTTTATTGTTTTAAAAATTCAACATCGGGTGCATACACAGTCCAAATTAAAGGCGCAAGTGATTCAGGATCTGGATATACTTTTTCAGCAGTAGATAAAACTAGTGTCCTTTTATATATTAATGGTCAAGACGTAGTAGCTGTATCAGATGCTACAGAACCTGCAGGTACAACAGGACAGGTTCAAATCAATACTAATGGTTCTTTTGCAGCCGTTTCTGAAGGAACTAGTGGCTTTATATTAACATCAAACGGAACCGGGGCAGCCCCTACCATGCAAGCGAATGCTGGAATTGGGATAGGAAAAGCTATTGCAATGGCAATCGTTTTCGGATAAAAAACAAAGAGGAAATAAATTATGGCAAATCCAAATATAGTATCAGTAGCAAGTATTTACGGTGAGTCGGTAGGTTGGAATTTAACAAATACTGTATCTACAACTTTAATGACCGTTTCTTCTGGTAAACTAATTAAAATTAATAGAATGACAGTTGCAAACGTAGATGGATCAAGTGCAGCTGATGTTACAGTATATATAGACACAAGTGTTCAAACATCTTCAGGTGCTACAGTAGCAAGTGGAGCAGCAGATGTTTATTTAGCAAAAACAGTTTCAGTGCCTGCTGATGCAACATTAGTTTTAGCTGATACACCAATTTATTTAAGAGAAGGTGACGTATTAAAAGGTGGTGCAAGTGCAGCATCAGATCTAGATCTATTCATTTCATATGAAGTACTAGACGATTAGGAGGTTTTATAGGCTATGTCTAATGGCGGAATTATAGGACCTACACAAACAGTAACCGCAGCTCAAGCGGAAAAGAAAACAATCTTTAAATGTTCAGGAACATTTACATCGCAACCTGGAACTACTACAGCTAAAGTTTTAGTTGTTGGTGGTGGAGGTGCAGGTGGAAAAACTGGCGGCGGAAACGGCGGCGGTGGTGGAGGCGGCGGCCTTTTATTGGGTTGTAAAACTATTTCAGGTGGAACATCTTATGCTGTAACAGTCGGAGCAGCAGGACAATATACAGGACCAGGAGATACAACAGCTGGTGGAAATTCAGTTTTTGATGTTTGCGGAGCAAGTCCAGATGGAGCAGCTACTGCAAATGGTGGTGGTCTTGGTGGTAACAACGATAGAAATCAATGTGGTGGTGCTGGAGGATCTGGTGGTGGCGGAGGCGGTGCTGGTAATGATAGTCCAGGTTCTGCTAGTCAATCTCCTTCAGGAGGTTTAACAGGTTATGGAAATGCTGGTGGACCAGGAAGTCCAACAGGTACAGACGCTGCAGGTGGTGGAGGCGGTGCTGGTGCAGCAGGTACTGCAGAAAATGCACCTAATGCTGGTGGTTGTGCTGGAATAGGTAAAAGTGCATATGACGTAGTTGGAACAGAATTTGGAGAAGCAGGATTTTTTGCTGGTGGTGGATCAGGCGGAGGTAATGTTACTGGTGCTGGTGGTATGGGTGGTGGAGGATTTGGATCTACACCATGCGTAAGAGCTAACAGCGATGGCGGTAATGTTATAGCTTCATCTGGAGGTGGAGGCTCAGCAAATGTATATAGTGGTGCTGGTCGTTGTGGTAGTAAGGGTGTTGTAATTGTAAAAGAAGCAGGACAACAAGCTGCAGCTCCAGGTATTTGGTCAATATGTGAAGTTTATTGTAAAGTAAAATCAGATAATTGGGTAAGTGCAGGACCTGCAGGTGGACCTTTAGATTTCTTTTTAGTAGCTGGTGGTGGATCAGGTGGTGATGGTGGAACCGGTGAAGCTGGTGGTGGAGGCGGAGCAGGTGGTGTCGTTAAGTCTTATGATAACGTAGATTTTACAAAAGTTGATGCAACTCCAGGGACTTATTGCGTAACAGTTGGAGCTGGTGGAGTACCAGCAGCATCAGGACCGGGTGGTGGAAACACTGTTGGTGGTTCTGGTGGAAATACAATATTTGCATATACATGCACTCACACTGCTTATGGCGGTGGAGGCGGAGCATCCGGTGGATCAGCTGCACCAAAAGCTGGAACAGGTGGTTCTGGTGGTGGAGGAAACGGACGTTGTGGTCCAGGAACTCCAGGTAACTCAACTGGTCAAGCTGGTAATACACCTGCAATTGCAGGATGTGCTGGAGGACCTCAAGGAAATACTGGTGGTAATGGAGTTCCACCTTATGGTAACGCTGGTGGTGGAGGTGGTGGAGCTGGTCAAACAGGATCTAATGGACAAAACTCTCCACAAAACATGGGTGGAGAAGGTGGTGCAGGAGTTATTTCTGGAGTAAGTGGAAGTGGTAGATTTTATGCTGGTGGCGGCGGTGGTGGAGTTCAAACTACTCCTTCAGGAACATTAAGTGGTTTAGGTGGTGTAGGTGGTGGTGGTCAAGGTCAAAAAGGCGGACCAAGATGTTCTGGAAACGCAGAAGAAAATACTGGTGGTGGAGGTGGAGGAAATGCTTCTGGCCCAGGATCAGGAGTTTGTGGTTGTGGTGGTAAAGGTGGTAAAGGAGTAGCTTTCTTTAGAAGTGGTGTAGGCTTAACTGCAGCACCAGGATGTAATACTTCTTTCTACGATGGTCAACATTGGGTTGCTAAATTTAAAACTACTGGAACTCTTACAGTTGGATCAAGATCTGTACCTTCTCATTCATTTGATTATTTAGTAGTTGGTGGTGGAGGAGGTGGTGAAACTAACCAAGGAGGAGGTGGTGGAGCTGGTGGTTATCAAACATCTTTTCCAGGTGGTAAAAAATTATATTTAAATCCAGGATCTAACACAATTCAAGTTGGAGCTGGTGGAGCTGGAGGAAGTTATCCTCAAAATAGTGCAAGTAGTGGTGAACCTTCATCAGTAGGATTTATAGAATCTATTGGTGGTGGAAAAGGTGGTGGTAATCCAAGTATTTTTACTGGAAGAGGTGGAACCGGAGGATCTGGAGGTGGTGGAGGATCAGTATCACCATGTAATGTAAGATATGGTAGAGGACTAGTTGGTTTTGATCAGATTCAAGGAAACCCTGGAGGAAGTGGTCAAGGAAGTCCAGCTTATGGAGGCGGTGGCGGTGGTGGAGCAAACGCTAGAGGAGGAACCGTTACAAGTTCAAGTGCTGCTGGTGGAGCTGGTGGAGCTGGTAAAACAAATTGTATAACAGGATCACCTGTTACATACGCTGGTGGTGGAGGCGGTGGAGCTGGAGGTCCGGCACCTGCTGCTGGAGCTGGTGGAGCTGGTGGAGGTGGAGCTGGAGGAAAAGCTTCAGCTAACGGAACTGCTGGAACTGTAAATACTGGTGGTGGTGGCGGAGGATCAATGTGTGGTCCTGCTGGAGTTGCTGGTGGATCAGGGATTGTTATTTTAAGAGCACCTGGACCGGCTGGCCCAAGCTATACTGCAGCCCCAGGAACTAACACAAAAACAACATTACCTGCGCCTGCTGGAGGATGTACGGTATTGACATTTACTGTAGATGGTACGTTGACAATAAGTTAAAACTAAATTATAAATTAAGGAGGATAAAAATATGGCACACTTTGCAGAATTAAATGGATCTAATCAAGTAGTTAGAGTCGTAGTTGTTGGCAATGATATTGCAACAGCAGATGGGCCTTTAGGAAATAATGATATGCATGTTGATGGAGAAACATGGTGTAAAGACTTTTTTAAAGGTGGTACTTGGAAGCAAACTTCATACAATAATAATTTTAGAAAACAATACGCTGGAATAGGTTATACCTATGATGCAGTGAAAGATAAATTTATTTGTCCACAACCTTATAGTTCATGGTCTTTAGATGAAAATGATGATTGGCAAGCGCCAGTTGCAAGACCAAACACTAGAGGTGACGATGCAGATAATCCAAAAATAGAACAATGGGATGATGTAAACCAACAATGGACTGCAGAAACTCATTGGAATTCAGAAACAAATCAATATGACCAAAATTGGGTCTGGGATACGTCAACATTAGCTTGGGTATCCGCATAAGGAGAACTAAGTTATGGCCAGATCAAATGGCGGTATAATCGGAAAAAAGAACCCAACCTCTTTTGGTAAATGTACCGTTACATCTAAAACATCCTCAGGAAATGTTACAACAGACTCAGGAACTAGACTTATAGATACTCTTATAGTTGCTGGTGGTGGAGGTGGTGGTAAAGGAACTGGTGCTGGTGGTGGCGGCGGTGGATATAGACAAATTTCATGTATTAGTGTTTGTGGATCAACTGCTTATGCAGTCACTGTTGGAGGTGGTGGAGCTGGAGCAGGACCTACTAGAGGTCAAGGTAGTCAAGGTATTGGTTCAGTATTTAATCCAAGTGGTTCAGAAGGAATATCAAAATTTACAACAACTGGTGGTGGAGGTGGAGGTGGACAACCTCCAAATGGACCTGTCGATGGTGCACCAGGTGGTTCAGGTGGAGGAGCGGCTAATAATGGAGCACCTACTGGATCAATTGGAACAGGAAATACTCCCCCATTTAGCCCATCACAGGGAAATAATGGAGGAGCTACTGTTGCTGAAAGAGGTTCTGGTGGTGGAGGAGGCGCAGGAGCTGTTGGAGTAGATGGCACTGGTGGAGCTTCTTCTTCAGATGGATCAGGCGGAGCAGGTGGTGCTGGTTCAACAAGTAATATTACAGGATCTTGTGTAACTTACGCTGGCGGTGGCGGTGGAGGTCATCACAATAATGGTGGTCAAGGAGCAGGTGGATCTGGCGGCGGTGGAGCTGCATCTAAAACAGGTGCTGGGACAGCAGGAGGCACTAACACTGGAGGTGGTGGTGGCGGAGCTTCTGATTATCCATCCCCTGGTAATGGTGGTGCAGGTGGTCCAGGAATCGTAGTCATAAAAGAATTAACAAAAGCAAGTGGTGTGTGGTCAATGCAAAGTCAATTTCAAGCTAAGAAAGAAGGGTCATGGCCAAGCTTAGTACAAACATATAGTTTAGATTATTTAGTAGTAGCTGGTGGTGGAGCAGGTGGATATTTCAAAGGTGGTGGAGGTGGAGCAGGAGGTTTTAGAACTTCCGAAGGAAGCCCTGCCCCTATAAATGGGTGTACCATGACTTTTACCAATGTAGCTGTTGGATCAACTTATGATGTAACAGTTGGTGGTGGAGGAACAGCTACGCCAACTCCAAGCCCTCAAGCTGCTGGCGCTGGAACTAATTCAGTATTTAACCCAGGTGGTTCAGAAGACACTACAATGATTACATCGTCTGGTGGTGGATATGGTGGTAACCAATCTGCTCCAGGTACTCCTCCGGGATCAGGGGGATCAGGAGGATCAGGAGGTGGTGCTTCTGATACAACTTCAGGACCTCATGTAGGATCAGGAAATACTCCTCCTCAAACAAAACAACAAGGTAACCCTGGTGGTGTAGGACGAGCAAGTCCTCCGTCTGCTGGTGGTGGTGGAGGTGGTGCCGGCGGTGCTGGTAGTGGTGCTCCTGGAAATGGTGGAGCCGGTGGTGTAGGATTAGAAAATGATATTACAGGATCTCCAGTTTTCTATGCTGGAGGTGGTGGTGGATCTGGAAATGGAACTGGTGGTGCTGGCGGAAACGGTGGTGGTGGAGCAGGAGGAAATGCTCCTAATGGTGCTGGAACACCAGGTACTTCAAACACTGGCGGTGGTGGAGGTGGTGGTGCGCCTGCAGCAACTCCTCCGGGACCAGGATCAGGTGGGGGTAATGGTGGCCCAGGAATTATTGTTCTTAGAGGACCAAGTGCACTTACATTTAGTGTAACACCTGGAACTAACTCAACTTCAACTCACCCAGGTGGTGACAAATTAGCTACATTTACAGTTACTGGAACATTGACAGTCGAATAAGAAATGTTATAGTAAGTTCATAAAGACATATGAACTTATTTAATTATTATTGGTATTTTCAATCAGCAATTCCTCATAGAGTATGTGATGATATTGTTCGTTATGGAAAACAATTAGCTGATCAAATGGCTGTTACTGGTGGATATGGTGATCCTACAAAATTAAATAAAAAAGAAATACAAGATTTAAAAAAGAAAAGAGATTCTAATATTGTGTGGATGAGCGATAGATGGATATACAGAGAAATACAACCATATGTAAATAGAGCTAATAATGATGCTGGTTGGAATTTTCAATGGGACTGGTCTGAACCATGTCAGTTTACTAAATACACTAAAGGCCAATATTATGATTGGCATTGTGATTCATGGGAACACGCATACGATAAACCAAACACAGCATCACATGGTAAAACAAGAAAACTGTCTGTAACAGTAACTTTATCAGATCCAAAAGAATATAAAGGTGGTGAATTAGAATTTGATTTTAGAAATCAAGAACCTAATAAAAAACCTAACATTAGGAAATGCACAGAAATATTACCTAAAGGTTCTTTAGTAGTATTCCCATCACATGTATGGCACAGAGTCTGTCCTGTTAAAAAAGGATCAAGATATAGTTTAGTAATATGGAACCTAGGATGGCCGTTTCAATGAAAAAAAATAAAAAACAAAAAGATAAATTAATGTATCCTAAAGAATTAAATAAGGATGAATTATTTAAATGTCCTGTGTGGTATGCAGATGAACCACAATTTGTAAATACATTAAATAAAGCATCAGACAAATATATTGAAGAATCTAAAAAAAATTTAAAAAAATCTATAGATGAACGTAATAAAAAATTTGGTAATAAAGGAGATATGGGTCACGTTTTTCACTCAACAACTTTATTAGGTGATCCTAATTTTACAGAACTTACAAACTACATAGGAGCTACCGCACATAATTTATTAATTGAAATGGGTTTTGATTTAAGTAATTATCAAGTGTTTACTACAGAAATGTGGGTACAAGAATTTGCTAAAAAGGGTGGAGGACATCACACATTACACACACATTGGAATGGTCATATATCTGGTTTTTATTTTTTAAAAGCTAATGATGCAACATCTAGACCAATATTTGAAGACCCTAGAGCAGGAAATGTAATGAATCTTTTACCAGAAAAAGATAGATCAAAAGTAACATATGCATCCTCACAAATTAATTATGAGGTTAAACCAGGAAGAATGATATTCTTTCCCTCTTACATGCCACATCAATATATGGTAGATATGGGATATGAACCATTTAGGTTTATACATTGGAATTGTCAGGCTATACCGAAAGGAGTATTAAATGTCGTTCAAAAAAAATAAATATCAAGTTTTAAAAAAAACTATAAGTAAAGAGTTAGCAGATTTTTGTTATGCTTACTTTTTAAACAAAAGAAAGGTAGCACGATTTTTATTTGATGAAAAATATATATCTCCATTTACTGAATATTTTGGAATATGGAGTGATCCCCAAGTTCCCAATACTTATTCTCATTACGCTGACATAGTAATGGAAACTTTATTACAAAAAGTAAAACCTGTAATGGAAAAAAATACAGGGTTAAAATTATCTGAAACATATTCTTATGCAAGAATTTACAAAAAAGGAGATATACTAGCTAGACATAAAGATAGATTTAGTTGTGAAATATCTACTACATTAAATTTAGGTGGAGATCCATGGCCTATATATTTAGATCCTACTGGTAAAATAAGTCAAGCTGGTATTAAAGTAGAATTAGATCCAGGAGACATGTTAATATATTCTGGATGTGATCTTGAACATTGGAGAGAAGAATTTATAGGTAAAGATTGTGCTCAAGTTTTTTTACACTACAATAAAAAAGGTTCTAAATCAGCAAAAGAAAACGAGTTTGATACAAGACCGTTTTTAGGTTTACCTGGTTATTACAAAGGTGCAAAGTTGACAAAACCTAAGAAATAGTTTATAAAATAAGCTTGCAGGGGGAACTCCACCACAATTCCCTCTGCTTTAAACATATTGAATTTCCTTATCATCTGTTATATTACCTACTAAACAGGTTTTTAATATGTTACAAAAATTAGGTTTTCTACCAGGATTTAATAAACAAGTCACAGAAACCGGGGCCGAGGGGCAATGGTTTGATGGTGATAATGTAAGATTTAGATATGGTACACCAGAAAAAATAGGCGGTTGGAGACAACTGGGAGCAGATAAACTTACAGGAGCAGCTCGAGCTCTTCATCATTGGGATGATAATGCTGGTATTAAATACGCAGCAATAGGCACAAATAGAATTTTATATGTATATTCTGGAGGAGTGTATTATGATATTCACCCTATTAGAACAACACTTTCTGCAACAGCGTTTCAAACAACTAATAATTCTAAAACAATTACGGTAACTTTTAGCACAGCCCACGGGTTACAAGATAACGATATAATTATGTTCGATAGTGTAACAGGATGGGCTAACTCTACATTTACAAACGCTACCTTTGAAGATCAAAAATTTATGGTAACTACAGCACCTACGGCTAATACCATAACAATTACTATGGCTGAGGTAGAACAACAAGCTTCTCAAAATCCTGTAACAGGAGCAAGTGCTTCTTGTTTAGCTTACTATACAGTAGGTCCTGCTCAACAAGTTGGTGGTTTTGGATGGGGTACTGGACTGTGGTCTGGTACAGTTTCTGGTCCTGTAACTAACTCATTAAGCACAGGTATCAATGACTCTGTAACAGTTATACCTTTAAACTCTACAAATGGTTTTCCTTCAACAGGAACAGTTAGAATAGGAACAGAAGATATTTCTTACACTTCTATTAATGGTAACAATTTAGAAGGAGCAACAAGAGAAGTAAATGGCACAACTAAAGACGCCCATCTTAGCGGAGCTGTAGTAACTAATATAACTGATTATGTTGGATGGGGAGAAGCCTCTTCGGATGACTTTACAATTGATCCGGGTTTATGGGTTTTTGACAACTATGGCACAAAATTAATTGCACTTATTTATAATGGTAATTGTTTTGAATGGGATGCAGCTGCAACTAATGCAACAGCAACTAGAGCTACTTTAATTGCTAATGCACCTACAGCATCACGTCATGTGTTAGTATCTACACCGGATAGACACTTAGTGTTTTTTGGAACTGAAACTACCGTTGGAGATCAATCAACCCAAGACGATATGTTTATTAGATTTTCTGATCAAGAAAATATTGATGGAACAGACGCTTATACTGTTAAAGCAGACAATACGGCAGGAACACAAAGACTAGCTGCAGGTTCTAAAATTATGGGAGCTATTAAAGGTAGGGACGCAATCTACGTTTGGACTGATACTTCTTTATTTTTAATGCAGTTTGTAGGTCAACCATTTACATTTTCTTTTTCACAAGTTGGTACCAACTGTGGATTACTCGGTAAGAATGCGTGTGTTGAAGTTGATGGCACAGCGTATTGGATGTCAGAAAACGGATTTTTTACTTACGATGGTCAATTAAAATCTATGCCATGTCTTGTAGAAGATTTTGTTTACGATAGTTTAAACAGCACACCAAGAGATTTAATTTTTGCAGGTGTTAATAACTTGTTTGGTGAAGTTACTTGGTTTTATCCTAATGGTGGATCAGATGTAGTTAATAGATCAGTTACATATAATTATTTAGATTCTTCTGTTAGACGTCCTATATGGACTACAGGAAGTTTAGCTAGAACAACGTGGCAGGATTCTGCAGTGTTTGCTAAACCTCATGCAACTTATTATAATAAAAGTGATAATGCTTCTTTTGATGTTACAGGTAACACGGATGGTAGCACGATATACTATGAACAGGAATCAGGGACCGATCAAATCGATGCAGGTGGAAGCACAACATTAATAACTGGAACAATTACGTCTGGAGATTTTGATATTACACAGCGAAGAAGTAATACAGGACAAACGGTAGGAATGCCTGACATTAGAGGAGACGGAGAATTTATAATGAGAATTAGTAGAATTATACCAGATTTTATTTCTCAAACAGGAAATACACAAGTTAGTTTTATAACTAGAGATTATCCAAATAATTCTGCAACTACTACAAACTTTACAACAACTACAAGCACTGATAAAATTGACACAAGACTACGAGCTAGATCAATTGCTATGAAAGTATCAAATACAGCAGTAGCAGAAGATTGGAAACTAGGAACATTTAGGTTGGACATACATCCTGGAGGTAGAAGATAATGTCATTATTTTATACTGGAAGAGATTTAGAAACTTACAATAAAGGTTATAAATTTGTACCTCAAGAAAAATATTTAAAAAACCCTTTTAATTTTCCTAATCTTGAAACCAAAAGTTCTACAACTAATGTAGCTAGTGCTCCAGTTACGTATAATTATCAAACTGGTCAATCAGGAATAGTCCCTGGATCAACTAATAGTTTAGTAGATGATTTTAATTTAGCCATTACTGAAAGACAAAAAAGAATTAATGAAGCTAATAGACCTTTAAGACCCGCACAGTTTCCAAGTTTTCCGGGAGTTAGTAATGCTCAAACAATGTATAATAAAGCTGCTGCTAATTTTGCTAAAGACCCAAATTCTTTAACTGAAACTTTTACAGGAATGAGGCCATCTAAACAAGTTATGGATCACTATAACGAACAGATAATGGACTATCAAGAAAAAGTTAGAACAGGACAATTTGGTCCAAGTTTTATACCAGCAGAAAAACCTACAATAGGTAGAAAAATTTCTGATTTTGTATATGACAATGTGCCATTTATAGACAGACCTCAATCTGCTACAGATATTTTACAATATGGTTATAAAGAACCAAGTTTTACAATGCCTGGAATTACAGGTATTTTATCTCAACTAGGTCTACGAACTTATTCTGGTTTACCAAGAGGACAACAAGCCTTTATTGCATCTAGAACAGGATATCAAGGACCAACTATATTTGGAGATAATTTAGGAAATCAAGATCCGTTTGGAATTAACGTGCAATCTATGTTTGGAAACTATGCAGACTACAGTAGAAAAGAAGCAGCAAGATTAGAAGAACAACTTGAAAAATCAAAAGATAAGTGGGAAGACACATATGGTAGTTTAGATACAACTAATCAGTATGGAAAAACTTGGGAAGAAATGAACAAGTTAAACATAACAAAATCAAATTTCTACAATCAAAACGTGGTTGATTTAGACAACTATGTAGCTGATGCAAATTTAATAGATAAAGCTAGAAAAGAAGAAATTAGACAAGCCCAAGGAAATATCGATAGACGTGAAACGGCTATCAATAGAGCATCAGAAAGAGGGCAAGCCATAAACAAAGACGAAGGAGTGGGTTCTGTTAATCCTAATTCAGCTTATGGTAAAGCACAAGGTTACAAAGGAGGACATGCTAATCCGCATACTCAAACAGGTTGGAGTGGAGCAACTAAAAGCAATGAAAGCACTGGTAAAGGAAAGGGTAAAAGTAGAGGAAGAGATCCTGACGATAGAATGGCAAGTGGTGGAAGAGTAGGTTATTTTTATGGAGGACTAGCAAGTATATTATAATGGCAAGAATTGTACAATCATTAACAAGAGCAAGTAAAGAATATGAAGAAAGAACTTTTCAATCTTTAGTTAGAGATCTTGACTCTGTTATACAAAAATTAAACACATCTTTTCAAGATGAGGTTAAACAGGAGATAGAAGCTAAAAGTTTCTTTTTAGAATAATGGCAGTAATAAACGAATATAAATTTAAAGGTATAGACAATAGCACAACAGGAGGAGCTTTAGTTCCTTTAGGTGCAGGAATACCTGGAGTTAATGAAACTATAATTATTAAGTCTCTTTTAGTAACATCTGCTGGTACACCTGTTGTTACGGTCATTAACAATAGTATTACAGCAATTAAATCTAAAGCTTTAACAGCTAATGAAACTACAGAACTTTTAACTCAACCGTTAATAGTAGAAGGTGGCACATCTTTTACAGTCCAAGCAAGCACTGCAGACTCATTTGATATAGCCATCAGTTATTTAAACATTAAAAAGGAGAAAACAGACTAATGAAAACTACAAAAATAGATGGTCAAGAAGTACCTGTATTAGAAGCTACAGAAGTGATTACTACTTACAGGCATAAAGTAACAAATGAGGTTTTTAAGGACCAAAAATCATGGGAAGCTAAAGGTTATAAGCCAGAGGAAATGGCACAAGACGTAAAAGTCATCATGCCTAACCTTGATTTATTAGGAGAAACAAAGTAAAACGAGAGATTAAGGTAAAATTATGGCAATATCTAGAATGCAAGAACCCAGACAATTACAAGCCGGTGGTGGAATCATAACATTACAAGAGCCAAGACAAGGTTATTTTGTAGGTAAACTGGTTAAAAAAGCTGTCCGTGGTGTAAAGAAAATTGCTAAAAGTCCTATTGGAAAATTAGCTTTACTTGGTGGTGGAGCTTATTTAGCTGGAGGCGCTTTAGGTGGCGGCGGAGGTCTAGGTAATTTTACTAAATTATTTAGTTCTGCAAGAGGTTTATTTGATAAAGGTAGATTATTATCACCGCTAGTTAGAAATAAAGCAGGAGAATTTAGTTTAGGCCGAGCAGCATTAACAGGTTTAGCAGGCACAGCTATTGCAGCACCATTTTTAATGGGTGGTGATGATGATGAGGAAGAAGAAGTAACAGATGTTATGGATGTACAAGCAGTAAGAGATGCTGCAAGAAACTATTATAGAAACCCAGGTGCACCAACTGATTTAGCATTTATGCCACAGAAAAAATATGTAATGGAAAATTTTTATGCAGCTGATGGCGGCCGTGCAGGTTATGCTGACGGTATGATGGTAGAAGAAGATGATGAAGAAGAATTTATAAGAACAGGGGCAGGTATGTCTAGAAGACAACCTAAAACATTTTTAAATATGGGTGGTGGCGCAGGTCAAGCTCAAGCAGAACAGGTGCTTATGGCAGAATATGTTAAATATAAAAATAGAGGTGGAGACATGTCTTTTGAACAATTTGTAAAAGCAGTAATGCAAGCATCAGAGCAACCAGAAGGTATGGGTATGGAACAACCACAACCAGTTATGATGGCGGCAAATGGTGGATTAATGACTGCAGTGCCAGGTTACACGACTCCAGAAGGTTATAACAAATTTGATTATCCAAGCGGTGGTAAAAAAGTTAGAGTTGGTAAACAAGAAGGTGGAATCATGGAAACAGAAGAAGCATCAGAAATGATTGACATGGGTGGTTTAGAAAAAGATTATAGAAATACTGGTGGTTTTGTAGAAATGGGCGGCAAAGAAAGAGCTGACGATGTTCCGGCAAGGCTATCTAAAAATGAATTTGTATTTACAGCAGATGCTGTTAGAAATGCAGGAGGCGGCGATATAGATAAAGGCGCTGAAGTCATGGAAAATTTAATGAATAATTTAGAACAAGGTGGTGAAGTTTCTGAAGATTCACAAGGCTTAGAAGGAGCACAAGCAATGTATGATCAAATGCAACAATTAGAATCAAGGATGATATAATGGCAATAGCAGATTATTTAGAACCTACAGTAAAAGATTTTGCCAAACAGGCAACAGCTACATATTCAGCACCTATTAATACCGATTTATTTACAGGTAGACAATTTGTTGCTGGTGAAGATCCATTACAAACACAAGCTATTAACATAGCTCAAAGTGGTGTTGGATCATATGCACCATACCTACAAGCAGCAACTGCAGCACAACAAGCAGCAGCGGGAACAGTTGGTGGATTAGGTGCTTTAACAGGACCACAAGCTTATCAACCCTTTATGTCTCCGTATCAAACGCAAGTTATTGATACAACATTAGCAGAGTATGATAGACAAGGTAGAGCTGGTGAACAAGCTATTAGAGATGCAGCTGTAGCTTCAGGAAATTTTGGTGGTGGTAGAGAAGGTGCACAACTAGGTCAGTTTCAATCAGATAGATTAGCAGACAGAGCTGCATTACAAGCACAATTATTACAAGGTGGTTTTACACAAGCAAATCAATTAGCTAACCAAGCGTTTACGCAAGGTGGTCAACTAGCACAAGCTCAAGCTAATCTAGCAACTAATCAATACGGTTTAGGAAACTTTGCAAGACAAAGCATGGGTCAAGATGTTTCTGCTTTAGGATCTCTTGGCGCGTTAAGACAAGGTTTAGATCAAGCAAGACTATCTGCTGATGCTCAACAAGCTCAAACAGGAGCATATGAGCCTTATGGAAGATTGTCTCAATATGGCAGCATGCTAACTGGATTAGGTGGTGGAGTTGCACCTGGTCAATACGCACAACCTGCAGCACCAAGTCCTTTCCAAAGTGCATTAAGCACAGCGTTAGGTATTGGTGGATTGTACGGCAAAATATTTGGATAGGAGAATACATGGCTGATAAAAAAAAATCAGGTTACAAATTTAAAGCTTCTAATTTTATTAATCCTTTAAAATTAGAAAGTTTAGCAACAACAGGTGGATTAGATCAACTAGTTCAATTGTTTGGTTACTCTGGATTATTTAAAGATGGTGGTAGAGTAAGAAGAGGATGCGGTATTGCTAAACGTGGGTTTGGTAGAACAATGAAGAGGAAGAAATGAAACCATTAAATAGACCAATGTTTAGATATGGTGGCCCTATAAAAGAAGGAATCATGTCTGGTATTAAAGAACCAAGACAAGGTTATAATGTGGCTGGACGTGTTATAGGAAGTGTTAAAAATTTTTTTAAACCTAAAGCTCCAGTAACAGGGGGTATCACAGCAACTAACAAAGGTGGTTTTATTCCAGCAATGGGTAGTAAAATTAAACAATTATTTACTGGTCAAAAAACTACAACAGGACCAGGGACAGTTACCATACCAGCTCAACCTGGTAAGACAGTATATCAAGGTGGATATTCTATGAGAGTGCCACCATCAGCTGCAAGAACTGTAGAAAAAATGGGTCCTTCTCAAGTAACAACACAGCTTGCTCCTTTTGGACCAGGTGGACCAACTAACCAAAATATTTATGCTGCATTACAAAGAGGTATTGTTCCTACTGTAGGTGCAGGTGGTAAAGTATTATCAGCAGCTAAACCATATACAGGATCAATTGTAATTGCAGGAACTATGTATTCCGTTTTAAAACCAGATGGCACTCCTAAATCAGTTGAAGAATTAAGTGCAGAATCAGGAGCTGATAACAACTTAGTTGTAGAACAAATTAAAGAAAAAATTACTACTCCGGAAAAAAGTAAAGAAGAAATAAGAGCTGAAAATGTTCAAAAATACAGAGACATTATGGACATTAAAGGTATGAATAAAGACGCTGCATATGATTCTTTAATTGCAGCTAGTAAATTAATAGGTGAGTCAGGAGACTTTAAAGGTGATATTAAATCAGGTAAATTAATTAACCAAGTCATTCAAGCAGCTAGTAAAGAATTTGATAAACCTAAGAAAACTAAAGATGCAATTGATACATTAATATTAAAAGGTGAAATAGAAAAAGATATTAAAGCGTCTGATCCAAGCACTCAACTTCTTAATGAATACAGATTAAAACAAATGGCAAAAATAGATAAAGACATGGAAACAGATTTTTCAGAAGCTAAAATTGCAGCTGCTAAAAATTTATCAGGTCAAGCAGCATTTGACGCTGCAGCATCGGCTGCATCCGATAACTTTAAAGGAAACTTAATTACAAAAACACAGCTTAACGATTTAATGGAAAATGCTAAAAAAGCAGGAGAAATATCAGAACAAGATATAATTATATCAGCAACTACAGAAGTTATTAAAGGAAAAGAATTACCGGATGGTGACTACACTGTAGGTGATGTATTGGTTACTATTAAAGATGGTACAGTAACGAATGTAACGAGGTAACACATGGCCTCAAACTTTGATTATTCAGCTTATTTCGATACAGCAAGTAGAGCCAGTAAAGTAGGCACAATAGAATCTATGCTATCAGGTGTAGCATCAGGTTTAATTGCTATACCAAAAGGTTTCTTTTCACTAGGTGCAAGTCTTATGGACCTTGGTGTCAACAGCGGCAAAGCTGCTGCTGTAGAACAGTGGTTTGATGATCTTACAGAATTTGATGAGAAAGCAGAAGCAACAGCTGCTGGTAAAATTACTGAAGCATTAGTTAACATTGGTATACCTGGTGGTATTGCATTTAAATCTGCTAGCGGTATGGCAAAGACTGCAATGCTTGCAGGTAAAAATAATAAATATGTTAGATTAGGAAATAAAAAATTAGTTGATGCAGCTGACGAAGCTTTAGAACTTACCGCTAGAGGTAAAGGCAGACAATTTATTGCTGGTGCTATAGGTGGTGGTATTGCAGAAGGAGTTTTTGTAGGTGATGCAGAAGCTATTGGTACATTTGGAGATCTCCTTGGTGGTCCAACTAAGATAGATAGAAGTGACACGGACCCAGATGCAACGAGAGAAATATTAAATAGAATTAAATTTGGTACAGAGGGTGCATTATTTACAGGTATTTTAAGTGGTACAGGTAGAGTTATTAAAAAAATAACAAACAGGAACCGGGGATTAGATACTGCTAATTCACAATTAGATAGATGGATAGATAAAGTTGCAGAAAAATTTAGAGCACGTAGTGGTAAGACAAAAGAATTTTTTGATATAGAAAGACAATCTATTGGTGCTCAAGCAGCTGATGCAAACGTTGCAAGAAATTTATCTAGAGAATTAGACACAGATATAGACAAATTATTTCCACCGATGCGTACAGTATTTAATAAACAATCCGCAAAGGAAAGAACAAAATTTTTAGGTGACGTTAACGATGCATTATTGTCAGGAGAAGCAAGACTTGGTGATGATGGCGTTGCAGCTTTTGGTGAAATAGATGAGGTAGCAAAACAAAAAGTTATTGATGGCATAAGAAAATTTGCACCAACTAAAGAAGCAGCAGAGGAATTAGAAAAATCTATTCTTGGTGGACTATCTATTATGAGAAGTAAATGGTCTGAGTTGTTTTCTAAACTTGGTGGATCATTAGACGCTGCGGATATACAAGCATTTAAATCATTATTCGGTGGTAAGTTTAAAAATTATTTAGGTTCTACATACGACATATTTCAAGACAAAAGTATTTTACCTTGGTTAAGATACAAGCCTGCAGCAGAAGCTGTAGAAAATGCTAAAACATTATTTAAAGATAGTGCGAGACAGGCAGGTAAAGAAATTACAGATTTAGAAGCAGAGCAAATTGTAAACAATGTATTAAAAACTGCAGGACTACCTAAAGGTTTAAGAATGGATAAACCTTCGGATGCATTATTTAATATACCAGATTTTTTTGTAAACAGAACAGCATTAGACGATGCTGTTAAAAGAGGTGGTGTACCTAGAATATCAATTAGAGATTTAGAATCGGCAGCCGATAGAAAAGTATTTGATGATTTGTTTGGTAAACAAAAAAATCCTATGCAAACAATGATAGGTGGTATGGCTAAACTATCTTTAATTACAAGACGTAATTTATTTTACGATGATCTTATAAAAAAGAATGATGAAGTATCTGCAGCATGGAGATCTGCTACAGATAAACAAACAGTTGCACAACCTATGTTTGCTAGATCAGAAGC